AATCAACTCAATGCATACGCTTGGTTGGTTAGGTCTGCTAAAGATTTACCAGTCAAAGGGCTAAGGATCATTGCAATACTGCGTGATTGGCAGCGGCGTAAGGCTCAGATGGAAGTTGATTACCCAGACTCGCCAATCCACTTGGTAGATATACCGATGTGGAGTGTCAAAGATACAGATCAGTACATACTAGATCGGGTGCTGCTGCATCAACAAGCTGAGTTTGATCGTATGACCGGAGGCGTGCTACCGCCCTGCACAAGCGCGGAGCGTTGGGAGAAGCCAACTACCTATGCTGTGAACAAAAAGGGCCGTAAGCGTGCTGTGCGCGTCCTCTCGACGCGAGAAGAAGCTGATTCCTACATGGAGTCACTAGGCAAAGATCATTTGATTGAAGAGCGGATTGGTGAATCAACTAGGTGCGCTCAGGATTGGTGCCGAGTGGCGAGGTTTTGTGATCAAAATAAATTGGAGTCTTGATGTGAAAACAAGCAATGGTGAATTGACACTCAAGTTCAGTTACGACTCTGAGGCTGGCACGTTGTCTGTTTTGATAGAGCCTATTGAGCCAGAGCTAGTGACTGAGGCNGTGTATGAAATTATGCATTGGTGCGAGACATTCTTGCATCAAAAACCCAATGTGGTGGAGGTAGACGATGATCGGGACTGATAAAGAAACCTATGAAAAGATGGTTGCAGTGTTCCAGATTGTGCAAATCCCAGCACTGAAGATGTCTACAAACAATGGTCAGGCTGCGTTTACTTGGGGCAAAGGATTTATTACTGGGTTCCCAATGGCGCAGTTTTACAAGCTAGAGCCTATTGAAATAGCAATGCTCATTGAGGCTGCGCTAGAAGAATTTTACAACGTGCCTAAGAAGTATTACCGAAATCAATTTACAGGGTTCAAAAAAGACCCATTCAGTTCTCAAAACTAACCCATAGCAGGAGTGCAATATGGAAAATAACGTATCGCTAGGCGATATCTGGGAAACCCTTTACCCAGTTAAGTGCGGAGATGCCGCAAAGAAAAAGAACGGGCTAACCTATCTGCCTTGGAACGAGGCTTGGCGTCTGTTGATGAATCACTACCCCACCGCTCANTTTGAGTTTGGTGAGATAGAGATGCACAGTGACGGCTCGCAAACTATTCACTGCACAGTAGCTATCGAAGGCCACGCCCGTCATATGTGGTTGCCTGTGATGAACTACAAGAACCAAGCGATTGCCAATCCTAGCGCCCGTGATGTGAGCGATACAAAGATGCGCTGCTTGGTCAAGACCATCGCTATGTTTGGGCTGGGCTTTCACATATTCCAAGGGCAGGTGCAGCCAGAAGATACTTGGGACGATGTCACTGAAGAAGCTGTGGAAGAAAAGCCACCAGCTAAAAAACCAGCGGCAAAAAAACCAGATCCAGAGCCAGAGGCTGACGGTGAGGAAGAGGAGTTTTATCTCAGCTTTGACACTGAAGGTGCTGATGTATGGGTAGACATGATGATCTCAACGGTTGAGGGCATGGTGGAAACGAAGAAGGGGTTACGAAGCATGTGGGAGGCAAACAAGAAAGCTGTCGATCACATACAGGCTAAGTTCCCAGAATCTTATAGCAGACTTGCAGCGGCAATGAAGGCCAAGCAAGACGAATTCAACAATAAGGACAAAGCTAATGACTAGTTATCCAAAGGGCGAAGGCGGGTTGTGGCAACACGACAAAAAGAACGAGAAGCACCCAGACTTTCGTGGTCACATCTATGTGTCGCGTGAGCAGTTAAAGGTTCTTCTGGAAATGGCTAAGGAGAATCAGGCTAACCCTGACCCTAATTTTAAGATGAAGATCGACGTAGGAATGTGGAACCGCGTTGCCAAGCAGACTGGTGCTGAGTACAAGTACTTATCCACTGAAGTGTACAAAAAGCCTGTAGAGGAAGCGCCAACGCCACCGCAGGATGCTTTCGACGCTGATGAAGACATACCGTTTTAAGGAGTAAGTGATGCCGATAGTGGTAAAGATTGATGATGACACTAGGATCACCTCAGATCCTTTGAATTGGATGGTTCAGAAGTTTATAGGCAAGGAATGGAGGTCTAAAAGCTGGCACCCCAACTACAGGGCGGCACTGCTGCACCTTAGCGAGACTATGATTCGTGAAAGTAACGCTGAGGATTTGGCTGAGGCCTTAGATCGTGTTGAAGAGGTAATAGACAAGCTTGTTGAAGCGCACAAGGATGTTATTGCTCCGGTAACAGACGATGAAGGGTTTTTAGTATGAATAAGAAAAAACTAGTGGACGTTGCAGACGAAGTGATGACACAAATTGATTTTGAAATGGAAGGGCATGTACGCGAACATTTTGAACAAAAATTGTGTCTTGCTTTGAAAAGAGTTTTTAGTCGGGCCGCTATGTGCATTGAGCAAGGGCACCTCACTGCATCATCTGAAAACAAAATGTCCTACGCGATGGTTAAGCCAGTTCTTGATGACTGCTTAGACAAGATTTTGGGAGAGCGAAGGCAGATAAAAATCAAATAAATGTGCAGGAGTAAAATTATGCGTCTTGATATCAAGGGCGTTGGTGTTGGGGAGATACTGGGGCCGATATGCGCCCTAGTTCCCAACCGCAGCACTGAGATCATGGAGTTGTTCTTGAAATGCAAGAAGGGCTTGGTGATTGAACTAAAGCCTGTGCAGAAAAGCAGAAGTAGGAATCAAGAAAGCTATTATCGCAAATGGTGTAACAGCTTTGCAGATCACTGCGGTATGACACCCGATGAGATGCATGAAGAAATGCTATGCATAACTTTCGGTAGCGAGGAGGTTCAGACTAGGTTTGGGCCTAGACGCAGGGCTGTGAAGCGTAGCGGTGAAACCAGCGTAATAACATATGCACGGTTAATAGATAACCTGATTAATACCGCAGCGGAGATGGGGTTCAAGATCCCAACACCAAGATGAGGCCTACATACGAAACCAATGAGGACATTGAATACGAGTCGCATGTTGCTGGAGTGTTTGCTAGTAAGCACAGACTGGATTGGGTCAGGAATCCACCAAAGTACCCGATAGACATTAGCTTCAGGCGAGGGCCAGATATTGTTTTGTTTGCTGAGATCAAGTGCCGAAAGGTGAAGAAGGATGTCTACGAAACCTACATGATATCGGCGTCCAAGGTTATAGCGGCTAAAGCTTTGACCGACGCAACTGGGCTTTCTTGTATATTGATTGTGAAATGGAAAGATCAGGCTGGGTGGATTAACTTCAAGGAAAAGCCAAACAGTGTTGGTTTTGGTGGGCGCGTTGATCGCGATGACAACCAAGACATGGAACCAGTGGTGTACTACGATATTGATAGATTCAAAGAGGTTTAACTGCGAGAAAAAGGCAGGTGAGTGGCAGCGTCAGTCTCTCCAACATGGGTTGAGAATCTCCCACAATACAAAGAGGCCCGATGAAGTGTGGATCGCAGCGGCTTACTAGCTTTGCCGAGTCACCACCAATCGGGTCATCTGCCACAACTGAATTTGAATTGGCTCAGGGGATTCATCACTCCCTCCATCACCGTTCCCGTCCGGTGGAGCCGAAGGCGGGGCTTTTTAGACCGAGGCTAATACCTTTTTGCTCAAGTCTTGCAGGTAGAGGTCAGCTAAGCCCTTTCCCGTCAGGGTGGTCGAAGGCGGGGCTTACGCAACAGGAGAATAAATTTTGATTTTTGGGCGCAAGATGTACCTAAGCTCTTTGATATCCCTGTTTCTGTTAACAGGTTGCCAAACTACAGCGAATACTTATTGGGATCAGCTTGGGCCTGATCAGGTGAGTTGCCCAGAAAGATCGGCAGGATTTAAGGTTATGAAAGTTTGTCGGCAGTACGGGCCGCACTTGATATGCAAATGTGTGGTGAATTAAAACAACAAGGGAAGTGTGATGAGTAAACTACTAGCAGCAATTAGATCGCAAGAGGCCTACGCAAAAAAGCCTAAGCCGCCAAGAGAACGGGTTATTGCTGACAGGCGACCACCAGTGACGGACTCTCAGATCATGCAGATACTGTCTCTCCATGAACTGGGTATGCCAGCGCGTCTTATCTCAAAAGAATCTGAAGTGCCTGTGCAGACGGTATACAACGTGCGTCAGCGTTATATGCTGATTGACGTTAAGAATGGTAGCAAATGGTACAAGTAT